TCTCAATAGGAGAAACCCCAAGTTACCCCCATAGGGTATCACCTCAAGCAACCATTAGGCACTGCCCCACCTTAGGATTGAACCTTAGGATTGAACCTTAGGGCACCTACAGTTTACCTCAAGGATAACCTCAAGTCAATACCTTTTGTTATCGATAGGTGAAACCTTGGGTTATGGGAGTATTCATTGGGATATCCTATTGTTTATCTATATGTTTCACTATCTGTTCGAGTCCTTAGGGTTCACCTATCATTAGGTTACATACCTATAGACACAGCCTATCATTAGGAGAGCGAAGCTCTTTAGGGTAGACATAAGGTACATACACATAGAGACACTACATAAGGGAAGATAGACACTATCATTAGGACTGTATCATTAGGTTAATGTGACATAATGCACATATTAACTATGAGCAGTGATTATCTTGTAATGAGTCTATTGACATAAGGACTTTGAGTATGTACTATGAGTGCATCACTTAGAGAGCGAGGCACTTAAGGTACAGTGTCTCAGTAGCCAGTCAGTAAGGCGTACGAAGTTCTGATGCTCTATAAGTTAAACACACATAGACAGACAGACATTAACTTAAAGATAGGTACATATAAACATGAACACTGACACTAAGAAAGTAATCTACGGTCTCACAGCTCACACAGTAGCCACTTATAGTCAGATGGTAGGGTACGGTTACTCATGGGCTACTGCTATGAAGAACCTCAAGAGCCTGTATGAGCACAACAAGAATTTCGCAAATAGTTTAAAATAAGTGTTGACAACCTAAAGAACTAACGATAAGATACATCACATAGACATAAAGCAGTAACACATACACTAACTTAAAGGTAATCACAATCATGGAACTTGCTAGCGATGCTGAATTCATGTTCAATAGAACTTTAGTAGAAGTACATCAGGTCTTTAAGGGTGAACGCTGGGAGGTGACGATGGGAGACCGCTATATAGGTGATATTGTGGAACTGAGAGGTTTATACCTTACACCTGATTGTGGTAGCTTCACCACTTGGTCAGACGCACTCAAAGCTATGTGTCAGAAAGAGCAGCGCAAGATTGATTGGGCAATGGCGACAGCGGATTTAAATTAAGTCTTGACAACTTGAAGTAACAACGATAAGATACAATCTCAGTAACACGAACACTAACCAACCTAAAGAGAGAGAGAGATTAACATTATGACTACTTACAATGAACTGTTAGATACCGCTCGTGACGAACTGAAAGATGCTATCCGCGAGTTACACGTTACTGACGAGCGAGACGATGATATCCGTGACCGTATCTATGAGATTATCGAGGGTGCGATGCCTTACGCTAATCACGAAATCTTCGAGGTATTCGCTGGGAATGGAATCTCTTATCAGATGGATGATAACGGACTCATCGAGGGATGCACCGATGTGATTGAGATTCTTAAGATGCGTATCTATGAGGAACTCTCTAATGACCTCTACGGTGAGCTTTCAGACTTAATCCAAGAGTATAACGATGAGTTAGAAGATGAGGCGGAAACCTGTGGTTACGGTGACGATGATGAGGAAGAAGATGATGAGTAATGATAAGCAGACAGTAACCATTTATGGTGTGGTTGTCACAGAAGATGATTGTTACTCTTATAATGGTACTACAAGCTCACTCTTAGAGCCTCTCTATTCGAGTAGGGAAGACGCTGAGGAAGCCTTAAAGAAAATGGCCGCAGGCTACTACAGGTACAGTCAGCTCAACATTGAGGAATACACGCTGAGAACATAGCGGTCATATCTTCAGGGTATCTAACATCAAGGTGCCCTGTAATATGGTCAGCTAACTGACATGAACACTAACATTGAGGAGATTAACACCATGTTCAACTTTATCTATCGCGTAGCTCTGGTAACATTATGGTTCATCGGTACAATCGGGGACGTTATGAATGATAAGCTCGGTTGGTTCCTCGCGGATGTCCTAGCGTTTCCTGTGGGTATCTTGCGCGGTCTGTTAGAAGTCTTCGGTTACTTGAACTAAGGGAGAGCACATATTATGAAACTGAACAGACTCCGTAAGAATATGGCCTATGTCATGTGCTATAGTGGAACCTTTAAGAGATTCCGTAAGAATCTGCGTAAATCACCTGATAAGGGTCTCTCACGTATCCCTGCGCGTAAGCTTAAAGCTGAGTGGAATCAGGTTATGTTTGAGGTAACATGCAGACCACATCGTGAAGATAGTCTTAAAGCTATGTATCTCGGCTTACGTTATGGTATTAGTTGCACTGAGGAAACTTTCGCAGTATTATCTAAATGGTTCGCTGAGATTGACGCAGGAGAGGTACATTAATATGAGCACATTCAATCAAGAGTTAAAACGCTTCACATCCAATCGTCATATCTTTGTGATACCTCGTGAAGACCTGACGAAACTGTTCGGTATGCAGGATGAGGGAAGCTTTAAGTGTGACTGTTCAGGTATTAATGATTTAGCTTACATCACTATTATAAACCCGCACGATGGTGACTACATGCAGAGAACTTTAGCAACATACGACATTCGTTTCAGGAGCTATGAGTGCACACCGGTACGTTATTCTTTAGGATGGGGATTTGATCATGATTAATAAAGCACCTACAACAATCATCAATGCAGGGTCTTACTTAGAGGGTCTGCGGGATAAATTCAAGTTAGACGTTAAGTTAATCGCTCAAAAGAAACACCCCAAGGTTTACCTCCTGTCTCATGAGGAGATATCCCTGACGTTATCGTCTATCGATACGTCTACACCTGAGGGCTGGGACTGCGCTATGGCTACGCTTAAGGCTATCTATTGGAAGAACTACCAGGGTTATATGGGTACTCTCCGCAATCTACCGTGTGACGTATGGTCTTTCTCGCTGTTTGACACCAATAAGGGTCTATGTGAGTTATTGACAGACAGGTTAAACGCTGTTATATTAACTGACATTGAGGAACATAGTAACGATATAGAACAGACGATAGACCCTAAGGAGATAATCGGTAATGTTAAGTACGCTGATGGAGTTAGACGTAATGGTTTTGGTGATTGGGTATGCAGCCTTTTCGGTCATAATCCTGATGCAGTATCTAAAGGGTCGAAAGGTTCATAAACCTAAAGCACACATCATAAAGACTGGCCGCTTGATGTGGTCAGTCAGATACACAACGCGGGACTCTAAAGGTAGATTCACCGGTAACAAGAAATCATTTTGGGATATACTGGAGGTATAGAAACTATGTCTATCAACGCTAACGAGATTTTTACTGAGGATGGTAAACTTAACTGGTTCAACAATGTGGTGCAGTTAGCTTTACAGATGTACGTTGAGGAGGACTGCGATAGCCTTACACTTAATGATGAGCAAGAGATGCTCTTACGCGCTCAGGGTCTCGCTACGGCTAATAAGTACCGCATGGAACTGAGGGCTAAAGCAATGGTAGTCTACGGGGATTAAAATAAATGTTGACATTAAGATTAATCTCTCGTATTATAAGCCACATCAAGCAACACTTATACAGACAATAACTTTAGGAACATATCATTATGAGTATCGCAGCAGCCGCTAACAAGAATGACTTCTCTGAGATTGAACTGGCAGCAATCCCGTTTAATACTCTGGCTGACCACTACGGTGCCGACTTAGCGCGTGAACAACTCCAGTTAGAACACGAGTCCTACGTTATGGGTGAGGAGCGTTTCCGTAAGATGCTGGAGCGTCAAGAGAAAGCTGAGGAGTTTGGCGATAGCTCAGTCTCTAAGCCTCTTATCATTACGTTACTCCCTAAAGTCTCTCAGCGTGTAGCTGATTGGGTCGCTGAGTGGGCTGACGGCTCCAAGATGGGACGCAAGCCTATCGCTTGGACTCTCTTAAAGGATATCAAGCCGGACACCGTAGCGTTCATTACGATTAAGGTAGTGCTCAATAAGTTAGCCGGTAAGGATGAAGCATTTATGCAGCCTCTGGCCTACGCTATCGGGTCAGCTATTGAGGATGAGGCACGCTTTGGTCGCATCCGTGAGTTAGAAATGGCTCACTTCAAGAAACATGCTGAGGAGCAGCTTAATAAACGCAAAGGCACCATGTACCGTAAAGCATTCATGAGCGTAGTCGAAGCTGACATGTTGGACAAGGGTCTCTTAGGTGGTGAATCTTGGGGTACATGGAACAAGACGGACGTAATGAACGTTGGTATCTCTATGTTAGAGAAGCTGATTGAGTCTACCGGTCTCGTTGAGTTGTTACCTAAGCGCCACATCGAGGAGATGGACAGGATTGTAATCCGTGAGGAATACGTACAGTTGCTGGCCTCTCGTGCGCAGACTCTGGCGGGAATCAGCCCTATGTATCAACCTTGCGTTGTGCCTCCTAAACCTTGGGTGTCTATCACTGGTGGTGGCTATTGGGCGAACGGTCGTAAACCTACGGCGTTAATCCGTACACACACACGGAAAGCTCTGTATCGCTACGAGGACGTTTATATGCCTGAGGTATACAAAGCTATCAACTACGCACAGGAAACGCCTTGGAGAGTCAACCGTAAGGTTCTGGCGGTAGTCAATGAGCTGACCAAGTGGAAGAACAATCCGGTCGAGGATATGCCAAGCATAGACCCGCTCCCGTTACCTGAGAAACCTGAGGATATCGATACCAACGAGGAAGCGCTTAAGGCGTGGAAGCGTGAAGCAGCCGCAACATACCGCAAGGATGAGCAGCGCAAGAGTCGCTACCTGTCTATGAGCTTCGCTCTTGAGCAGGCTAACAAGTTCAGTAATAAGAAAGCTATCTACTTCCCGTACAATATGGACTGGCGAGGCCGTGTGTATGCGCTCCCTATGTTTAACCCGCAGGGTAATGACATGGTTAAGGGTCTCCTCACGCTGGCTAAGGGTAAGCCAATCGGTAAAGAGGGTTTCTATTGGCTGAAGATTCACGGCGCTAACTGTGCGGGTGTCGATAGGGTTACATTCCCTGAGCGTATCAAGTTCATTGAGGATAACCATGAAAACATTATGGCTTCCGCTGAGGCTCCTTTAGATAACCTCTGGTGGACTAAGCAGGACTCACCATTTTGTTTCTTAGCGTTTTGCTTTGAGTACGCAATGGTAACTAAAAAGGGTCTCGGTTGGGTGTGCTCTTTGCCGGTTGCTCTTGATGGTTCTTGCTCAGGGATTCAGCACTTCAGCGCAATGCTCCGTGACTCAATCGGTGGTCGGGCAGTCAACCTGCTTCCGTCAGAAACCGTACAAGATATCTACGGAATTGTTGCACAGAAAGTTAATGAAGCTCTGAAAGAGATGGTAATCAACGGGACAGATAACTACACTGAGACCGTAACGGATAAATCTACAGGTGAAATCATTGAGCGCATGAAGCTGGGTGAGAAAGAGCTTGCTCGCCAGTGGTTAGAGTTCGGTGTGACCCGCTCAGTTACTAAACGCTCAGTAATGACGCTGGCTTATGGGTCTAAAGAGTACGGATTCAGAGACCAAGTGTTAGAAGATACAATCCGTCCGGCTATCGATTCGGGTAAAGGCGCGATGTTTACTAATCCATCACAGGCCGCTGGTTTTATGGCAAAACGGATTTGGGAAGCTGTGAGTGTGACAGTAGTTGCTGCGGTTGGTGCAATGAAATGGTTACAGTCCTCAGCGAAACTGTTAGCAGCAGAAGTGAAAGACAAGAAGACCAAGGAGGTTTTACGTAAACGCTGCGCTGTTCATTGGGTAACACCAGACGGGTTCCCTGTATGGCAGGAGTACCGCAAGCCTAAACAGAAGCGTGTTCACCTGATGTTCTTAGGGTCATACTATGATGCACGCATGAAAGAGACTAGCTCAGAGTGCCCTATCGACGCACACAAACAGGAATCAGGAATAAGCCCTAACTTTGTTCACAGTCAGGACGGAAACCACTTACGGATGACTGTAGTGTATGCTCGCGAGAAGTATAGCGTGGAGTCTTTCGCATTGATTCATGACTCTTTCGGGACTATCCCAGCGGACGTACCTAACCTGTTCAAAGCTGTGCGGGAAACGATGGTCAATATGTACGAGGAGAATGACGTGCTGGCTGATTTCTACGAGCAGTTTGCTGACCAGTTACACGAGTCACAGTTAGAGAAGATGCCTGCGTTACCTCCTAAAGGTGACTTAAACTTACAGGATATCTTAAAGTCTGACTTTGCGTTTGCCTAATCAATAAGTCATAACCAATAGCCAAAGCCTATCGATGAACTCGGTGGGCTTTTTCTTTATGTGAATCAAACAGATAATACTTTTGTGGCATTATTAGGGATAACCTAAAGACACATACTTAAAGCGCATTACCCCTAAGTTTCGATATTTGTGGCATTATTGGGAGACACACTAGACACGCTCTATCGCTGTGACCCTCCTGTAACCTAAAGATATTAACTTAAAGATAATTCACTTTAGGTATTGACTTAAAGAGATTCATCCAATAAGATACTTCCATCACTTAGAGATACACATTAACTTAAAGATACTAACTTAAAGGAAATAACATTATGCAATCATCTAAAACTTTCTCCGCAATGAAAAACACCAAGGCTTTCCGTGAGCACACTGAGCGTGAAGAACTCCGCAAGTCTCGTGAAGAAGCCAAGAAGAAACGCCGTGAAGACCGTAAAGGTAAACGCGCAGATTTAATCATGTGGGTGGAGGGTTAACAGTATGTGGGAAGTCGGTAAGTATAGAATCCGTGAAGTGCGTAAAGACGGAGTGTCTACGTTCTATCCCCAGCGTCTTATGCGAGGGTTCTGGTGGACTCACCATTGGTATGACTTCATAGGCGCTGACGATATGCCGGTAGGGTTCAAGGATGATGTTCCTGCGAGAATCTTCCTGTGCATGCATAAAGAAGAACAAGACAAGAAAGTAACCAAAGTAATTTATCATAACGTGGAGATTTAATAACATGCTGAACATTAAAACTAATCCTTATAAGGCAGTATCCTTTAACGAAAACGCAATCATGAAAGCAGCAGAGAAAGCTGGTTCTCTCATAGCTGATATCAAGTATGATGGTGTGCGTCTTAACCTTGTAGCGAAACACACAGGTGGGTTCTTCTTGTCTCGCACATCAAAGGTTATCCCTGCGTTAGAACACCTCTGCGGTTATAGTGAGCGCTGGGAGAACTTCTTAGCGGATGAACGTCAGATTTATAAAGGTGGTATCATGATTGACGGTGAGGCCATGATAAAAGGCGTTGACTTTAACACCGGCTCAGGTATCCTGCGAACCAAATGGTTGAGCAAGAAGAATGTCAAGTTCACCACTCAGCCTGACTATGAGATTCCTCGCGGGATGGGTAAGGTTCCTTTTGAGTTAGACCCGCAGAACCTCAAGGTTGTAGTCTATGCGGTACTCCCACTAGACGTGGTTGAGTCAGGTGAAGACCATGATGTTATGAACTGCGTGATGCCTTACCATGTGGACAGTGTCATTGAATTACTCGTTGAGTATTTCCCTGAGATAGACTGGGTACGAGCAGAGAGCCATGATGTCTACTCAATGATGCAGCTTGATAAACTTTACGAGTTTGTCCGTGAGCGCGGTGACGAGGGGTTAGTAGTTAAAGACCCTCTTGATATCTATAAGCGCGGTAAGAAAACAGGCTGGTGGAAGATGAAGCCAGAGAATGAAGCTGATGGGACTATCGTGGGTCTCGTATGGGGAACCAAAGGTAAAGCCAATGAGGGAAAGGTTATCGGCTTTGAGGTTCTCTTAGAGAACGGTCGAGTTGTTAATGCTACGAACATCTCTCAGGCACTAATGGAGGAGTTCACACTTAACGTTAAAACCCAAGAGCTAAACGGTGACACTGAGGCATACATCGGGTGGGCTTGCCAGATAACATACATGGAGGAGACACCTGACGGTTCCTTGCGTCACCCATCATTCGATAAGTTCCGCGGCACTGAGGACAATCCTAAGGAGAAAATGTAATATGTCTAAACGCAACGCTATAATCTGCACGGTATTCATCTGGTTATTAATCGTAGCGGTATGTTTTGCAGGAGCGATGTGGCCTCACGTAGTAGGGACAATACTGATAATAGTCGTGGGTATATTCTTTATCACGTTAATGTCAGCAGCACTTTACGCAATATTAAGATACTAACTCAAACAACCTAAGGAGAAAATGTAATGAAAGTGAAGAAGCTATTACAAGCACTAGGCGCTACCATATTCACAATAGTATTCCTCTTTGTATGGATGTATGTAGACGCAACGTATACTCATGGAGTACTGACGTTTAGCGCATGTGCTATCGCAGTAATAGGAGCACTTTTTATCTTCTTCTACTCAATGCTGAACGATTGGTAAAGTAACCAGAATATAAACACACACAAAGGTCAGGCTTAAAGGTCTGGCCTTTAGCTTTTACTGGAGGTTAAAATATGTACATCACGGAGGTAATCACCAAAGGAATCTTCATGCTCACCTTTGCGGCTGCGGTAATCTATCTGATTTGTAACGATGATAATAACCGACCGAAACACCCGTAGGAACACATTTGTGGCACTATAGGGAAACACACGCAACTCGAAAGGAGATTCACTATATGAAATTACATTACAATCGCGGTAACGGTCAGTTCACTGTACGCAACCACAAGCGCACCATTGAGGCGGCCACACCTAAGCGTATTACATTGCCAAGTGTCTGGCGGATGCCTTTAGGTGAAATCGTTACGCTGGCTCCCATGGTTCACGTTATCATTCCGCGCGGTAAACTGGTGGAAGCCAAGGAGACCCGCAAGCGCCCACACGTTAAGGTGGTTGTCGCTAAGTGGCCTTTCTGGAGTCTGTTAGTAGAGCGCATTAAGGAGGTATTCTGATATGGTTACGTTAGAAAACGCAAACATCAATATCCTTGAGAAATTAGTCGAGCAGAATAAGGGTAAAAGTTACGCAAGTAAATGCAATCATACTAAGTGTGTAGGTGTGAGATGTGACCGTTGCCCGATGGCTTCCAAAGACGGTGTAGGAGCAACCTTAGGTGATGTCCGTAAGGAGTTAGACCGAAGAATGGAGCCTACAGAGTCACACAAAGGTGGCGGCGGTTGTACTATGCCTGAATGGAGTATCGTAGTTCCTTCGATATCAAAGAAATCAGAGTCATTAGGGTTCAACCCTTTATACTATCCGTCTCCGGAAGACAATCAAGCATCCATCAAGGTTGATGAATCAGTCTATAGCCCTAAGCACTACGCAGTCCTTGACGATATTGAGGCTATCCAGATTATCGCCCGGTCAATGACCGTTGAGCAGTTCAAAGGATACTGTCTCGGTAATATCATGAAGTATCGCCTACGGTTAGGCGCTAAGGATGCTGTAGAGCAAGACCTGAAGAAAGCAACAAACTACAAGGATATCTTTGAGAAGTTCAAGGAGTTATGTCATGATTACAGAGCAGGAAGTTAATACCTCACAAAACCCTAGCGATTGGGCTATGGATAAATGGCGTGAGGCTATGGAGCGAGGGGACGCAGAGGCCTCTCGGAATTATCAGGCCATGTACACAATGTGGTATCGCAGAGAGCAGGAGAAACAACCTAATGTCAGTAACTAACGATTTAAACGCAGTACAGACCAACTCGGGCGCACTGACCGAGACCAACAAGAAGTTCGTTGTGTCTCTTGAGGGTTCAGCTCATGCAATCGAGGTGCCTATCTACGCTAAGTCTCTGGACGAAGCCCTTGAGCTGGCTGAATGGACGTACACAGAAGCAGGCTTTGAGGTAACTCGGGTTCGCCCAGCAGTTTAATACATTTGTGGCACTATAGGGACAACATCAACAAATAGGAGATTTACATTATGTCAGGTATTGATTATCGTAAGAAAGTATTCACGACTCCGGTAGGTACATGCGAACCATACGCATATATCCGTCAGCCGGACTTTGGTGGTGAGGGCTTCAAGAATCCACGCGGGACTTACAAAGTGGATTTAACCTTGAGCAAAGACGATGCAGGCTGTCAGAAGATGATGGACGCTATCGTAGCTTGTCATGAGGAAAGTTATGCTGCCCGAGTAGCTGACTACGAGGAGAACCCGCCTAAAGTTCAGCGCGGTAAGAAGCCACTGGTTCCTTATGAGGGCGATATGCCTTTCATCGATAATGATGACGGTACAGTGACCTTTAAGTTTAAAGCTTATGGCTCATTCACCGATAAGAAAACCGGAGAGAACCGCGAGATTAAACTTCTGGTGGTTGACTCTAAAGGTAAGAAGCTGGAGCCGGTGCCTATCATCGCGCAAGGTTCACAACTGAAAGTCAAGTTCAAGATGGTTCCTTATGGTTGGACTCCAACTGTAGGTGCATCAGTCAAGTTACAGCTTGAGTCTATCATGGTGGTAGAACTGGCTGAGTTCGGTGGTGGTTCTGACCTGTGGGGTGATGATGACTTTGAGGATGGTTTCTCAGCAGACCAGAACCCAGCAGCTAAATCACGCAAAGGTGATGATAACGAGGACGATGAGCCTTGGGACACCGATGGTGATGATGAACCAACTGATGACGCTGACGATTTCTAATGGCGCGTAGCTACGCTGCGAAAGGTATCTCTCGGGCTGGGGCTTATCGCTCCGGCCTTGAGGATAAAGTCTCTAAGCAGCTAGAGAGCAAAGGGATTGCTTTCGATTATGAAATCTGGAAGATTCCCTACACCATTCCTGAAAGCTTCCACATCTACACGCCCGACTTCCTGTTACCTAACGGAATCTTTATTGAGACCAAAGGGTTATGGGATAGCGACGACCGTAAGAAGCATCAACTCATTCGGGAGCAATACCCTGAGCTTGATATTCGTCTGGTATTCTCCTCAAGCCGCTCAAAGTTATACAAAGGGTCTAAGACCTCGTATGCTGAGTGGTGCGAGAAGCGTGGCATCTTGTTTGCTGATAAGCTGATACCTGTGGAATGGCTCAAGGAGAAACCTAAAGAGGTTCCGTTCGATAAACTGAAACGGAAGAAGTAATAACATAAGGAGATTGACATTATGAAAGTAACTTACCGTAAACATTGCGAGCCGCAGAAAGAATATCGCGATGTAAAACGTGGCGAAGTTTTTCGCACAGCATTAACCGGCACCAAGCTATTCATTAAGGCAGACTTTGAGGGTTTCTCTGGTAAAGCATCTATCGAACTCAACACAGGGACGACTTTCTCATTTCCAGACAGTCAAGCGGTACAGCTAGTGAACTGTGAGGTGGTGGTAGGATGAGCAAAGTACAATTCAAACCTCGCAAGGAGACCAAATATATTTTCGTACATTGTTCCGCTACACGCCCATCTCAGGATGTTGGAGTGCGTGAAATCCGTCAGTGGCATAAAGAACGCGGTTGGCTTGATGTAGGGTATCATTACGTGATTAAGCGTGATGGAACCATTGAGACCGGTCGCAGTCTTGAGGCTGTAGGTTCTCACGTTAAGGGTTACAATGAGGTGTCTGTAGGTATCTGCCTTGTGGGAGGTATCGACGACCAAGGGAAACCTAATGCTAACTTTACGGTAGCTCAGATGGAATCCCTTAAGCACCTCTTAGCTCGTACCGGTGAGACATATCCGCAAGCTCAGATTATGGCACACCACGACGTTGCACCTAAGGCTTGCCCGAGCTTTCACGTTCGGCGCTGGCTTAAAGGTGACGGCCTCATTACGTGGTACTCTAAGGAGATTTAACTACATTTGTGGCATTATTGGGAGCGTGGACTATCTGCGCTCTCAGTTTCATCAATTCAAATAGGAGATTAACATTATGACTATGATTCGTTTCGAGGGTTTAACTGGTTTAGGTGAACTTCTGGGAGTTGCTGGTATGAACCCAGCTCAAGGGCTTTCTGTCGGTGGTACGTATAAGGTTCTTGATATCACTGAAAGTGAATTCCGTGAGGGTGTAAACGTGTACCACTTCATTGATGACGATGGTGAGGAGCGCTCTACCATTCTTAACGGTAACGTCTTCACGTTCTCAATCTTTAACATCACTCACTGATACCATTACCAAACAGGAGAACCGAAGAAATGTATCAGAACGATTGTGAAGAAGACCAAACTAGCGTCTTTCTGTTTCATGCTCCTTGCGAGAACTGCGGTTCTTCCGATGGTAACTCAGTGTATTCTGACGGTCACGAGTATTGCTTTGTGTGTCAGCACCGCATACCATCCTCAGAGGAGCGAGCGAGTAAGCTTGAATCACGCAGAGGTAAATCATATGGTAACGGAGGTGATAAAGTGAGTGGCGGTAAGGACTTGCTTCAGTGGGAGCAGAACGAGGGTCGCTACGTTTCATTAACTAAACGTGGTATCTCAAAGGAGATTTGTGAAAAGGCTGGCTACTGGATAGGTAAGCTGAATGGCGAGACCGTACAGATTGCAACATACCGTGACCAAAATGGCGAGCAAGTCTCACAGAAAATCCGTGGGGCTAACAAGAAGTTTGTTACACGCGGTAATCACAAGTCAGACTCGTTGTATCTTAAACACTTGTGGTCTGGTGGTAAGCGTATCGTAATCACAGAGGGAGAGATTGATGCTCTCAGTGTGATGCAGGTACAAGGTGGTAAGTGGCCTGTGGTATCATTAGGGTCAGGCGCTCAGACAGCGAAGAAAACTCTCGCAGCTAACTACGAGTACCTTGACCAGTTCGATGAGATTATCCTTATGTTCGATATGGATGATGCAGGACGCAAGGCTGTAGAGGATGCAGCACCGGTATTACCTGCGGGTAAGGTTAAGGTTGCTGTACTCCCCTACAAGGATGCCAATGAGTGTCTAGTAAATGGGGACACTGAAGCCATTATCAACCAGATTTTCAACGCTAACCCTTGGGTTCCTGATGGTGTCGTATCGGCTATCTCAATGAAAGACCGAGTGAAAGAGCACCTTGAGACAGCAGAATCCTACGGGTTAATGTTCGAGGGGTGCGCGGGGCTGAATGCTCGCACTTTAGGTGGGCGTGGTGGTGAGGTCATCATGGTCACTTCAGGTTCCGGTATGGGTAAGTCTACTTTCGTTCGCCAGCAGTCTCTAGCTTGGGGTGAGAAGTGCCAGAAGAAAGTAGGGATGGCTATGCTTGAGGAAGCAGCTGAGGAAACCGTAGAGGACTTGCTTGGGCTTCACTGCGGATTCCGCCTGAGGCAGTCACCTATGGAGTTTAAGCGTGAGTTTATAACCTCAGGTGCATACGATAAGGCATACAATGAAGTGTTCGGGTCTGATAAGTTTCACCTTTACGATTCGTTCGCAGAGGCTGAGACAGAACGACTCTTAGCTAAACTTCAGTATATGCGTCAGGGTCTGGAATGTGATGTTATCATCCTAGACCATATCTCTATCGTTGTGTCTGCCTCAGAGGAATCTGATGAACGCAAAATGATTGACAAGCTGATGACCCGCCTGAAATCCTTTGCGAAATCTACGGGTGTTATTCTTGTCGTTATCTGTCACTTGAAGAATCCAACAAAGGGGAAAGCACATGAGGAGGGTCGCCCTGTCTCTATTACTGATTTACGTGGTAGTGGAGCTTTACGCCAGTTATCTGATACCATCATTGCTCTTGAGCGAAATCAGCAAGGAGATATGCCTAACTTGGTTCTTGTACGATTGCTTAAGTGCCGCTTTACTGGTGATACCGGCGTGGCTGGTTATATGGAATACAACAAAGAAACCGGAAGACTCGAAGAATCAAACTACGAGCCAGACCTTGATGGAGAACAACCAGATGATGGTTCGTCATGGGATGATGCGGATGGGGAGTTCTAAGGACTACTCAGAAGCTCACGGTCTATGGTGTGATGGTTATTGTTGTATGCATAACCCTAAGAATCTTTATTACAAACAATAGGAGATTAACATTATGTTTAAATTAGTTAAAGCTTTAGGTCGTTTCGTTGCTAAGATGTACAACCGTGAAGCGCGCAAGCAGAAAGCAACCGCTCAAGCCAAAGCACAGCAGGCTATCGAGATGTCCCTGCAATCAGTGGTCTTAGAGAAAGAGGCTGGTGAACATGCAGACCAAGCAGCACGTATCGCCCTGCAAGCGCAGACCATTGGTAAATTCTTTGAGTAAGGAAACGCTATGATTATTTATTCCGGATATTACGCTGGATTTAAAGTTTACTTCTATAAGGGTACAACTGGTTGGCGTTTCACGATTGAGGGAGGTCGGTGGATAGAGCCATGTGGCAATCCTTTGGAGCAATTCCCAAATATCAAGAAGCACAAAGTAAATAACTTTAAGGAGAAACAGAAAGCATGAACCAGAGAAACACTATCCGCTTGTCAGACACAGTGGACTCATACGAGCGTAAAGTACACATCAATGTCCGTAATGGTAAGGTAACAATGGTTTACCGTTGGAAAGACCGTTATTCCGACAAGAAGCACACACAGCGCACAACCATGAACGACGACCAGACCGAGCATTTACTGAGCGTGTTAGAGCGTATGCGCGAGAAGATAGCCGAGGAGTCAGAAGAAGTATAAGTGATATACTCAAGGTCATTACTAGATGTAGTGGCCTTTATGGATATTACTCCACAACATATAGAGGAGGAGATGCAATGTTAGTATCTGATATTGAATCAAACGGTCTACTCCAGACGACTGACAAGTTTCACTGCGGGGTAACATACGATTACACTACAGATTACGAAAAGTTCACTCCCACAGAGTTCAGTAACTATCTGGATTTACTGGAGGAAACTGTAGCTAAAGATGGTCTCATTGTGTTCCATAACGGCCACAAGTTTGATACCAAAGCCTTGACCAAGTTGGCAAAGCTACAGTTAAACCGTGAGTTCCATTTACCCCGTGATAACGTTCTGGACACCTTGGTAATCTCACGATTACTTCACGCTAACCTGAAGAACACAGACGCTCCGTTACTCCGCAAGGGAATCTTACCGGGTAAACGGTATGGGTCTCACGCTCTGGAGGCGTGGGGTTATCGTTTAGGTGAACTCAAAGGTGAATACAAGGACGACTTCAAGGCTATGCTCCTTGAGCAAGGCGAGGAGTATCACGATGGTGACGAGTGGGTATCATTCAATCAGGCTATGCTTGACTATAACGTACAGGACGTGGTTGTTACTCGTAAGCTCGTAGAGAAATTCCTGCAAGACTCATGGTACTTTCCTTTAGAGGAGGGTGAGACTTGGGAGGTTTACACTACGATGACAGCTACCGAGTTCTGGAAGCGCGTTAACTACTCAGTGAAGCTCGAACATGATGCTGCATGGTTACTCTCTCAGATGGAGCTTAATGGTTTCCCATTCGATGAGGAGTCAATCCAAGGGCACTACGCCAAGTGGTCATCGATTCGCGAGGAACTACTAAAGAAACTCGTTGATACATTCGGCTCATGGTATCGCCCTAAAGGTGGTAACACTCCGTTCCGTCACCCTAAGACCGGTAAGCCACTCAAGGATTATCCTTTGGTGAAATACCCTAAAGCCGGTGATGTCTTGACGAAAACCGGTAAGGTGTCCAAGAGTCCATACTGCAAAGACCGTCCGTATACCCCTGTGGAGTACGTTACATTCAACCCGAGCAGCCGTGACCACATTCAGTTAAAACTTCAGGAAGCCGGTTGGGTACCTGAGAAGTTCACCGAGAAAGGTCAGGCAGTGGTAGACGATGAGGTTCTCCAGCACGTTAAGGTTGATGACCCTGAGAAGCAGAAGTGCATCGACTTGATTAAGGACTACTTGTTAATCCAGAAACGCATCGGTCAGGCGGCTGAGGGTGACAAGGCATGGCTGCGTTATGTTGAAGCTGATGGTCGTATGCATGGGTCAGTGAACCCTAACGGTGCAGTGACTGGACGTGCTACCCACAGCTTCCCTAACGTTGCTCAGGTTCCATCGGTACGGGCACCCTATGGTGAGGAATGCCGTAAAGCTTTCGGTGCAGAGCACAATAAGAAAGATGGTAAGCCAGACCCTTGGGTTCAGGCCGGTATCGATGCGAGTGGATTAGAGTTGCGCTGTCTGGCTCACTTCATGGCTCGTTTCGATAATGGTGAATACGCTCATGAGATTCTCAACGGTGATATTCACACGAAGAACCAGAACGCTGCGGAACTACCTACACGAGACAACGCTAAGACATTCATCTACGGGTTCCTGTATGGGGCTGGTGATGAAAAGATTGGTCAGATTGTTGGAGCTGGACGAGAGCGCGGTAAGGAGCTGAAAGCTAAGTTCCTTGAGAACACCCCAGCGATTGCAGCCTTGCGTGAGTCCATAGAGCAGACTTTAGTTAAGTCCTCTAAGTGGGTTCGTAATGCAGACGGAACAAGCTCGCAGCAAGTCTCATGGAAACGCCGCTGGATTAAAGGTCTGGATGGCCGTAAGGTTCATGTCCGTAGCCCACACGCAGCACTGAACACTCTGCTACAGTCTGCCGGTGCATTAATTTGTAAGCAATGGATTGTGACCACTGAGGAGATGTTATTAGCTAAAGGTCTCAAACATGGATGGGATGGAGACTTTGCGTACATGGCATGGGTTCATGATGAGATTCAGGTCGCATGTCGAACCAAAGAGATTGCCGAAATCGTTGTGTCTACCGCACAGGAGGCTATGCGTAAAGTAGGTGAGATGTTTAATTTCAGATGTCAGCTTGACACCGAGGGTAAAATCGGTGGTAATTGGGCTGACTGTCACTAATTATTCCGTAGGAGGTTTACCGTTATGTCACATTATGATAGTTTCTTTCCGTCAGTCGATGAAGTGTTAGAAGCAGCAGAGAAGCGCATTGAGGAGCGCCAGAAGCAGTGTAAACACCAGTGGATGATGCATGAGGTAACTATTGATGGTAAACCTCTGTCAGTGGCTTGTATGCACTGTAATAAGATTCATCGCATCGAGAAAGAACCTGAGGTTACATTCGAACCTAAAGTAGAGGATGTGAGCTGTCAACATTCCTACAAGTTTGCGTATCGTAACCATGTATTGAAGACCATTACCGTTAAGTGTAAGTACTGCGGTGACGTTAAAGAATTACCTGAGGAGGTATAACATTATGGCTATTACAAAACGTATTTCATTCAGCTTCACCGGAGCACTGGTAATCCCTACAGAGGAAGTGAAGATGTTCACTGAGGGACTGGTAGAGGTTGCACAGAGCATCATGGCTGGCCGTAAGGTAGCAGTGGTAGACCGTATGGCTCTGGAAGCAGCGCTTGAGGGTGGCGTTGAGGCAGCTCTTGAGTTTTACATTATGCGTCAAGCTCGTGCTGGCTGGTCTGAGCATATGGATGATATCGATATCACCAAATGTTCGCCTCTGAACATCCGCTTCATCAAGTAATACAGGAGGTATATGTAGTTATGGATAATTACCTTAAGGTATTACGAACTATCAAGACTTGCCCTAAGTCTTTCCAATCGAACTACGCACGGGAGAACTGTGCGTTAATCGCTGAGGCCGCAAGTAGAGGTCATCTGAGCTGTCTGGATGCTCAAGGCCGAAATACCTACGTATGGGAAGTGACCACAGCGGGCGCTATCTTTTTGTCACTTTACGGAGGTGCTGTATGAGTATTATGACAATGGAAGAAATGGTACGTGAGGGTCTGTACGAGTATGACCGAGCTGGTGAGCCGGAGATGACACTTAAAGGTCGTCAACACTTCTGTAAACACGGTGATGGTTTTACCGTCCGAGACTACACAATGTTAGGATTACCTCGCTCTGTAGAGTGTAAGTCATGTGGGTTTGTTCACTTTATTGTGCCAGAGGAGGTAGCATGTCCTTAATGAACCTTAAGCAATTCCGTGAGTTACGTAAAGGATGTTCCGATAAGGGAATCCTCGTGATGGACGGTGACTGGCTGGTGTTCAAAGCTATGTCAGCCGCTGAGGTGGAGACTGATTGGGGTGATGACACATGGACGCTTGAGTGTGACCATAAGTCAGCCCGAGAGAAGCTCTACGCAGACATTGAGTCGTTTGCTACTCGTAAGAAAGCTTGGCGTAATGCACCTATCGTGCTGGCCTTTACTGACTCAGTGAACTGGCGTAAGGAGCTGGTTGACCCTACCTATAAGGAGAACCGTAAGGCTTCCCGTAAACCGGTAGGATATCGTGACTTCCTGAAGAAGCTTTGGGATAATCCGGACTTCATGTGTGTGCTGGAGCCTCGCCTAGAGGGTGATGACGTGATGGGTATCATTGGGTCTAACTCAAAGGCATTCGGTGCAGCCAAAGCTGTCCTTGTGTCCTGCGATAAAGACTTCAAGACTATCCCTGATTGTGACTTCCTCTGGTGCACTACAGGAAACATCCTGAAGCAAGATATCTCTACGGCTGACTTCTGGCACTTATTCCAGACCATCAAGGGCGACCTTACCGATGGTTACTCAGGGATTGCCGGATGGGGTGATACAGCTCACGAGTTCATCAATGAGCCATACATCGAGGAAGAATACGAGCATACCTTTAAGAGTGGTGCCCGTAAGGGTATGACCGAGATGCGGTTCCGTAAGCGTAACATCCAAGTGGGTGAGACTTTGTGGGACGCTGTGGTGTCTATTGGTCACAAGGCCGGTATGACTGAGGACGAGATTATCGCTCAGGCTCGCATGGCTCGTATCTTACGGTTTGACGAGTACGATATCGACGCTCAGGAAATCAAATTGTGGACTCCTGATATGCTCCACATCTAGTGTTAAACTCAAGGGATTCTCTACCACATATAGTGCCTCTACATTTGTGGCATTATAGGGGATGCGTAGGGGATTCCTTTATGATTGACACTTAAAGATAAACTTAAGGTTAGTATAACTTAAAGAGTGAGGTAACTTTATTATGATTGATAAAATCAAGCACTATCTGAAGAACCCTAACGATATCTTAGCGGTTCCTCCAGCGGTCAAAGAGTATCTATCGGTACGGTACAATATGTCTTACCTTTTGGCTTCAGGGGAACTCAAGGATATCCGTAAGAAACATGATTTATCTGAGGAGGCGGTACTAGGTTTCATTATTGGCCTTGAGTATGCAGCCGGAGTCTTAGAGGAGATTGACTTACGGATTAGTAACAGACAGGATGATTGATAAATAGGAGGGCACATTATGTGTTTTGCACCTAAGGTCTCTATGCCTAAAGTAGAGACCCCAGCTACTCCGGCAGAGCCTATCCGCGATGACCCAGCTCCGGTGTCTTATGGCACATCGCCTAGTGAAGACAAGGAGAAGTCCGGTACAGCAAGTCTTAAGGTGGAGAAATCCCCTATGAAGCCTATGAGTACCAAGGCGAAGCCTACCAATCGGATTAGCTCTAAGTTCGGTATGAACAAAACCCGTAAGTAAAACGACCATAGGAGATACACAACATGGGACTGTTAAACAAAATCGTCAAGAAAATCACCAAGGCCGTAGGTCTGGCTCCGGATGTTCAAGCACCTGAAGCTCCTACCCCAGCGCCTGAAATCGTTGAGCCACCTAAGGTTGAGGCTGAGTCTGATAAACAATCGGAAGACACTGAGTCAGCCAAGAAGAAAGTAGCAGCCGGAGGTAAGAAATCTCTGACGGTAGCCAGAGCCTCTAAAGGTGGTATTAACATTTAAGAGGAGGTGACTCTCAATGGCTACATCAAGTAAAGCCCGTACAGGGTTCGCAGAGGAGGGAGCAAAGGCTGTCTATGACCGTCTTAAGAACGACCGACAACCATATGAGACTCGTGCAGAAAACTGTGCGAAGTATACCATTCCGTCATTGTTCCCTAAGAGTTCCGATAACGCCTCAACGGATTACACTACACCTTGGCAGTCAGCAGGAGCGCGTGGTCTGAATAACCTTGCGTCTAAACTGATGTTAGCCTTATTCCCTATGCAGACTTGGATGAAGCTCACTATCTCTGAGTATTCCGCTAAGGAACTGGTAGGGGATGAGGAGGGTCTAGCTAAGGTTGACTCAGCGTTGTCTATGGTTGAGCGTATTATCATGAACTACATTGAGACCAATAGCTATCGCGTAGCTCTCTTTGAGGGTCTCAAGCAGTTGATTGTTGCTGGTAACGTACTTCTCTATCTACCTCCACCTGAGGAATCAGACACAGGGTATGCACCAATGAAAGTCTACAAGCTACCAGCTTATGTGGTGCAGCGAGATTCTTTTGGTAACGTCCTACAGATTGTTACCGAGGATAAGATTGCATTCGGTGCCCTTGAGGAAGATATCCAGAAGATGGTAGAATCCCAAGGTGGTGAGAAGAAACCTGATGAGGAAGTTACAGTCTACACTCACATCTATCTGGATGAAGAATCCGGCCAGTTCCTGAAATACGAGGAAGTAGAGGGTGAGGAGATTGCTGGTACTGAAGCAGAATACCCAGCGGAAGCATGTCCGTATGTTCCGGTTCGTATGGTTCGCCTCAGCGGTGAATCCTATGGCCGTTCCTATTGTGAGGAATACTTAGGAGACCTTAAGTCCCTTGAGAACCTGCATGAAGCAATGGTCAAGATGTCCATGATTGCCGCTAAGGTAGTCGGTCTGGTTAACCCAGCAGGTATGACCCAGATTCGCCAAGTGTCTAAAGCTGACACAGGGGATTACGTACCGGGTAAACCTGAAGACATTCACTTTCTGCAACTGGAGAAACAAGCAGACTTCTCCGTAGCGAAAGCTATCGCTGATAACATTGAGGCTCGCTTAAGCTTTGCCTTTATGCTAAACTCAGCGGTACAGCGCACAGCAGAACGTGTGACAGCCGAGGAGATTCGGTATGTAGCGTCTGAACTGGAAGATACCTTAGGTGGTGTCTACTCTAACCTATCTCAGGAGTTACAGCTACCTATTGTCAAAGTCTTATTGAATCAACTTCAGGCCACTCAGAAGATTCCGGAGATGCCTAGCGAGGCCGTGGAGCCAGCTATCAGCACAGGTCTGGAAGCTATCGGCCGAGGTCAGGACTTGGATAAACTGGAGCGTTGTATCGCTGCATGGTCAGCGCTTGCACCTATGGCTAATGACCCTGATATTAACCTGTCCGTTGTTAAGATGCGTATCGCCAGCGCGATTGGTATCGACACCGCAGGTATCTTACTGACTCAGGAGCAGAAGCAGCAGAAACTCGCAGAGGCAGTAATGCAGCAGGGTATGATGACCGGTGCAAATCAGCTCGGCGGTGGTATGGCTGGTATGGCTACTGAATCTCCGGAAGCACTTCAGGCAGCAGCCGAGAACGTTGGTCTTCAGCCAGCACAATTAGGATAATACATTTGTGGCATTATAGGGAGAGCCGTTGATGAGCGGCCTTTACAGTGATTGAAACCCACTGTTCGACAATTGGTTAGCTCTCCCATTTTCACCTTTATACCTACAAGGAGATTAAACAACATGGCAGAATCTAATGCAGATGTTTACGCATCATTCGGTGTGAACAATTCGGTAATCACTTCAGGAAATGTCAGTGAACATGAACAGAACATGCTGTCCCTGAATGTTGAGGCTCGGGATGGTGATGACGCTATCGAGTTAGCAGAAGTAGAACCGATTGACCCGTCAGGCGATGACCCATATGCAGGACTGAAAGATAAGTTCGCCTCAGAGGAGGATGACAACGGTTACATGCAGATTCGTATCGGTCAGGATGCTGATACCTCTGAAGACTATGACGCTATGCAGAAAACAGAGGGTGGCGAACCTGAAGATGATAACTCAGAAGCTGATTCCGGTAAGTCTACCGTAGAATTTGAAGCGTTAGGGGAAACCCCTGAGGAATTATCTAAGGCCGCTACCTCTCTGAACTCCCATGAGCAAGGCTTCCAGAACATGGTCGAAAAGGCTGTGGCTGATGGTCTGCCTGCGGAGTCCATTGAGCGTATGTACGAGGAGTACAAAGCCGGTGGCCTGTCTGATGCTTCCTATGAGGAACTCGCTAAGGCAAACTTCTCTCGTGAGTTCATTGACTCCTACATTCAGGGTCAGGAAGCTCTCATTGAGCAGTACGCAAATAGCATGGTTCAGTATGTAGGTGGCGAGCAGAAGTTCTCAGCGCTGATTACTCATCTTCAGGCTACTGACGCCGGTGCGTATGAAGCACTGGATGAAGCCCTTGAGTCGCGTAACATTGAGTTAGCGAAGTCCTTACTGAATCTGGCAGGCCAGTCTTACAACCTGAAGTTCGGTAAGTCAGCTCAACGCTCAGTGACCAAACGTGCGACTCCGGCTAAGGTACAACCTAAGCACCCTGAGGGTTTCACCAGTCAGGCCGAAATGATTAAGGCTATGAGCGATAAACGTTATCGTGATGACGCTAAGTATCGCCATGAGGTAGAGCAGAAAGTAGCTTACTCACGGTTCTAATACATTTGTGGCATTATAGGGAGAACAGGAGGTTCCTCGCACTGTCTCCTTTGTTCTTGGAAGTAGTTTCCCGTCTGGCTCACGAAACGAGCTAAACTTTAAAGGATAAATAACATAAGGAGAGTAACATATGCCAAATATGCAAGGTGGTCAGCAGTTAGGTGTGAACCAAGGTAAAGGCGCAGCAGGTGCTGATAAGTTAGCGTTGTTCCTGAAAGTATTCGGTGGTGAAGTTCTTACTGCATTCGCCCGTACCTCAGTGACCACTAACCGTCACATCATGCGCTCCATCGCCAGCGGTAAATCCGCTCAGTTCCCTGTCATTGGTCGTACCCGCGCTGCATATCTGCAAGCTGGTGAGTCTCTGGATGACAAACGTAAAGATATCAAGCACACTGAGAAAACCATCACCATTGATGGGCTTCTGACAGCAGACGTGCTGATTTACGATATCGAAGATGCGATGAACCACTACGATGTACGCTCTGAGTACACCGCTCAGATTGGTGAGTCTCTGGCTATGGCTGCGGATGGTGCGGTACTGGCAGAACTGGCTGGCCTGTGCAACTTACCGGCTGACAAGAACGAGAACATCGCGGGTCTCGGCTCTGCGTCTGTACTTGAAGTTGGTGCTAAAGTTGACCTGAATACTCCGGAACTGTTAGGTAAGGCTGTAATTGGTCAACTGACCATCGCTCGTGCGAAGCTGACCTCTAACTATGTACCGGCAGCAGACCGTACTTTCTACACCACTCCTGAGGTTTACTCTGCGATTCTGGCAGCTCTGATGCCTAACGCTGCAAACTATGCGGCTCTGATTGACCCTGAGCGTGGTTCTATCCGTAACGTTATGGGCTTTGAGGTCGTTGAGGTTCCTCATCTGACAGCAGGTGGTGCAGGCGATGACCGTACCGATTCTCCAGCTAACGTTAAGCACCAGTTCCCAGCCGCTAGCGGTGAAGACATCAAGGTTGCTCTGGATAACGTTGTTGGTGTATTCCAGCATCGTTCTGCGGTTGGTACTGTGAAACTGAAAGACCTGTCTCTGGAACGTGCTCGTCGTGCTGAGTATCAGGCTGACCAAATCATCGCCCGTTATGCAATGGGTCACGGTGGTCTGCGTCCAGAAGCAGCAGGCGCACTGGTTTTCACAGCGGGTTAATGTCTCGCACTTTGGGTGAGGATTCCACTGAGCCCTCTCCTGATGTTAGCCAAGAATTGACACCACAGCAGAAAGCCGCTCAGACTCGTGCCCGTAATAAGGCACTGAAAGAAGCAGCCGAAAGCAAGTAACACATTTAGCATAACCCCTTGGGTGTCCTCTATGGGCGCTTGAGGGGTTTTTTGCTTAAGAGGAGGATTCATGTTACGTTCAAACGAAATGAGTATTGAATCCAGCGATGAACTGGAAGCAATCAACGAGATTCTCGCGGCTATCGGTGAGAGCGCGGTGTCCACCTTAGAGGGTGATACCAACGCAGACGTAGCGAACGCACGGAGGATTCTCAATCGGGTTAACCGTCAGGTACAGTCTAAAGGGTGGACTTTCAACATTGAAGAACAAGCCACACTGACACCTGATGTTTACTCAAAGTTAATCACATACAGTCCCGACTATCTGTCCATGTTACCGATAGGTGGTAGCATCGCCTATGTTAACCGTGGAGGCTATGTGTATGACCGTCAGGCTAATACCGATATGTTTGACGCACCGATTACCGTTAAGTTAATTCGCCTGAAGCCATACAGTGAGATGCCTGAGTGTTTCCGCTCATGGATTATCGCTAAGGCATCCAGACAGTTTAACATGAGGTTCTTTGGTGCCGGAGAGATTGATAGTATCTTAGCCCAAGAGGAAGAAGAAGCCCGTATCGACTGTAACATCTACGAGATTGAGTCTGGCGGATTCAATATGCTTGAGGGTGACGCTTTCGTTAGTGGTCTCCTTAACCGATAAGATATTTGGAGGAATTTAAATGAGCCTAATAAGTCAATCCATAAAGAACCTTAAGGGCGGTATCTCGCAGCAGCCTGATATCTTAAGGTTCCCTGACCAAGGGGCGGCTCAGGTCAACGGTTGGTCGTCCGAGACCGAGGGACTCCAAAAGAGACCGCCTCTGGTTTTCGTTAAGCAATTGGGCGGGAAGAACTACTTAGGGGCTGACCCATTGGTTCATTATATCAACCGCTCAGATGACGAGAAGTATCTGGTAGCATTCTCAGGGACTGGTGTTAAGGTGTTTGACCTGAACGGTAAAGAGTATTCGGTAGATAACAATACAGCATCATACATCCGCACGAGTAATCCTAAGGATGATTTACGTATGGTCACAGTCGCTGACTACACCTTTATCGTCAACCGTAATATTGCCGTACAGAACCGTGGGGACAGGGCTACCGGAGGAAAATTTAACCCTAAGAATGACTGCCTTATTGCTGTCCGAGGGTCACAGTATGGGCGTACCATTAAGGTGACTATCAACGGAGTAGACCGAGCCAACTTCACGTTACATGATGGCGCTGAGGCATGGCAGGGGCGCACCATCTCAACCGATAAGGTAATCCGGTACATCGTCGACCAGATGACCACAGGTAAAACAACCGAGGGTCAGGGGAACCTACCGGGTCTTGGTCACTACGGGGTGTTTGATTATGTGACAACCACACCACTACCGTCAGGATGGACTGTACAGGCTATGGACGGGTTCGTATACGTTAAGGCTCCCGCAGGTCAGAGTATTGATTCTATCACTACCTCAGATGGTTACAGTGACCAATTGGTATACCCTGTGACACACTACGTCCAGACTACCGCTAAGTTACCACTCAATGCGCCTGATGGTTATTACGTCAAGGTTGTTGGGGAAGCTGAGGGTACGGCAGACCAGTATTACCTCCGGTTCGATAAGGATGCCCGAGTGTGGCGAGAAGCTATCGGGTGGAACGCTCTCTTAGGGTTTAACCGAGCGACCATGCCTCATGCTCTCATCCGTAAGTCTGACGGTAACTTTGAGGTGAAGCAATTAGACTGGGCTGATAAGGAAGCTGGCGATGATGACACTAACCCTGATGTCTCTCTGGTAGGTAGCCGCATCTCTGATGTGTTCTTCTTTCGGAACCGCTTAGGGTTTGTCTCAGGGGAGAATATCGTTATGTCCCGTACCGGTCGTTACTTTAAGCTCTACCCTGCGTCCGTAGCGGCTATCTCTGATGACGACCCTATCGATATCGCTGTGAGTTATAACCGAGTGGTAGACCTACAGTTTGCCGTTCCGTTCACCGAGGAGTTATTGTTGTGGGCTAACGGTGCTCAGTTCATCCTGTCAGCCTCAGGGATTCTGTCCTCTAAGACCGTTGAGCTGAATCTAGCGACTCAGTTCTCAGTACACACAGGGGCACGGCCTTTCGGTATTGGGCGTAACGTCTACTATGCGAGTCCTCGGGCAACCTTTACGTCCATCAACCGATACTTTACGGTTCAGGATGTTAGTGCCGTTAAGGACTCTCAGAACATGACAGCACACACACCAAACTACATCCCTAATGGAGTGTTTAATATCGGTGGCTCATCTACAGAGAACTACCTATCGGTGATTACCTCAGGCGCTCCTAGCCGTGTGTACCTCTTTAAGTTCATGTACGATAACGGCGACCCTATCCAGCAGTCATGGTCTCATTGGGATTTCGGGGAGAACGCTATTGTGCGAGCCTTTACGGTAGATGACTCCTGCGTGAACCTAGTTCTGGAGAATGGTATCTCTACGTTCATGGCTAAGGTGGAGTTCACACGCCACACGATTGACTTACCGGACGAACCTTACCGTGCGTATTTCGATATGAAGAAACGCTATGTGATTCCAGCAGGAACCTACAACATTGACACTAACCTTACGACAATTAACCTGAAGACTATCTATCAGGCCGATTTCAATCAGGGTGAGGTGGCGGTACTGGAAGTGGACGGGAAGATTACGCTCCACCAGCCTTTAGGAGACAATTGGTCACAGAACGGTAATATCGAGCTTAACGGTAACATGGAGGGACAGACCATCTTCTTAGGGTTCACCTATAAGTTCGTCTATGAGTTCTCTAAATTCCTCATCAAGAAAGATGCCTCAGATGGTTCCACAGCCACAGAGGACATCGGACGGTTACAGTTACGGAGAGCATGGGTCAACTATGAGAACTCCGGAGCGTTTGTAATCAATGTGGACAATGGGTCTCAGATGTATTCCTACGAGATGGCAGGGTCACGCTTAGGCACACCTAACTTACGTATTGGTAGACTGAACGTAGGTACTGGACAGTTTAAGTTCCCTATCGCTGGTAACTCTCTGAATCAAACGGTGACTATCATATCGGATAACACCACTCCACTAAACATCATCGGGTGTGGTTGGGAGGGTAACTACATCCGGAGGTCATCAGGTATGTAACACATTAAGTCTCCCTACAGTGCTGGTACTTTTGTGGCATTATAGGGAGACACTACTTAAGGGGTTTTACTTTAATATGTATATAAAACAGACAACTCAGTATGATATTGATACCTTTAAGCCAGCTCATGGAGACTTACTTGAGGCTGAAGCTTTAGGTATTGACCCACAGTTCCCTGAACCGGAACACTGCGTTAGCCTCGTAGACCATTTGAACCGAGTGATCGCTATAGGTGGTAATGAGGGTGACAGAGTGTGGTTCGTTACGAGTGAACTTATAGACACTCTCAGCGTACAATCTAAACGTGAGTTCCGCAGAGTGATTATGGAATATCGTGATAAGATGCTGGAAACCTACGGGACAATCTTCAACTACGTCTATGTAGGGAACCATGAGCACATCCGGTTCCTTAAGTCCATCGGTGCGGTATTCCATAATGATTTTTGCGCTGACGGTAAATTCCAACTGTTTACTATAGGAGGTGCCTAATGTGCTGGGCGGAAGCGATTCCCGTAGCGTTAGCGGGAGCACAGGCCATTGGAGGACAGATATCAGGAGCACAGGCGGCTAAGGCTCAGAACGAGGCTAACCGTCTGCAAGCTATCAATGCTATCCGTCAGGCCAACTGGAATAATGCAGACTTAACGTTGCAACAAAGAGATGCCCTTGATGTGGCTACCCAAGAGTTAACCGCTAAGAACATGGCTCAGGTACAAGCCTTAGGCACAGTCAGAGCGGCTATCGGTGAGTCCATGATTGGGGGTCGCTCTATGGAACGTATCGAGCGTGTAACCAGAGGTGAACATATCCGGAACGCAAACATGGTCACTGAGAATTATCGTCGTGATTATGCCTCAATGTTCGCACAGCAAGTGGGTAACACAGAGTCGGCCAAGGCTCAGGTCAATGAGCTCAATCGTACCATGACCAAAGGTAAGAGTGCACTGACACAAGCCCTTGAGGTAGCACTACCTACAGGTGCTGCATTCGGTACAGCTTACCTGAGTGGTGGGTTCGATAAGGACAAGATGCTATTTGGTGGTGGTAGTAAAGGAGGTAAGAAATAATGCCTAGTAAACTTAATGAAGCCTTGCAGCAGCAGACCCAAGGAACTGAACGTCTGCGACCAGCATATAAAGGCTCAGGGTTCCGTGCACCATCAGTGGGCGTTAAGCAGACCGGACGACATTGGCTCAGTGACTTAGCTGAGTGGGGAGCCAAAGGGTATGCGCTGTATGAGGAGCAGGCCAAGTCTAAAGCTGAGGAGCGCTCTAACGAGATTATCCGTAAGCTGACTCCTGAGCAAATCCGTGCAGCACGTAACTCCGGAACCTTACTGTATCAGGACGACCCATACGCTATGGAAGCACTGAAGTTTAAGATCGGTCGTAACTCAGCATTCATGATTGATAGCGACATTCAGAACCGTCTGGACACTTTCGACAGCCGAGAGAAACTGGATGAGGCTCGCTATAAAGCACTACAGGAGGGTGCAGCAACTTACGCACAGCAATACGGTTTCGACCCTGAGGATGAAGTCTTTAAGAAAGGTTTCGATAATGATATCGTAGAGCGTAACATTGCATTGTACGGTAAACACGACCAAATCATCTCTCAGCGTAACCAGAACGCAGCGTTACTGAACTCTCGGACTGAGCTGAATGGGGCACTTCAAGACCCTGCATTCTTACAGTCGCCGGAGAGTGCACAGTTCCTGTCAGATTATGTGACCAATGGTCTCCTGATGGGTACTATCTACAACGACAACCAAGGGAAGCAGTTAATCTCTCAGACCCTTACGGATATCTCTCAGCGTGAGGGCGGGGCGTTGTTCTTACAGAATCTTCAGGATAAGAAGATTACCTTAGATGGTGCAGAGACTTCCTTTAAGGATTTACTCGGTGATGCTCAATGGAACCTCTTACAGACTCAGGCTAGTGAAGCTCAGTTCAATACTGACGCTAAGAAGAATGAGCAGTTCCAACTGTCCATTAACTCTGCGCTGAACCTGCCAGACCTCAAGGATGGATGGGCTACCTTGCAGCAACTCAAGGCTGAGTTAAACCAATGGCAACCGTCAGAGGACATGACCCCGCAGCGCCAGCAGATCATCAACGCTGAGAAACAACTTCAGGATGCTATGCGTAAGCAGCAGGATGAAATCGTTAAGAAGATGGACAAGCAGCAGCAGACCGTCAACAAGAACGCAGTCATTGAGGATGTATTCAATAAGCGTATTGCCGGTGAGTGGGTCTCTACGGATGTCAGTCAGATGCCATCAAACGAGAACACGGGGGAGTTCAAGCAGAGTGACATGGTGAACTTTGCTCAAGGTAAACTCCGTGAGATTGACGCTATGTCAGTCCCTGATGAGGTCAAGGATGAACTGAAGCTGAAATATCTCAAAGCGGATTCTCGTGATGGTGCTTTCCGTAAAGCTATCGGAACCATGATTGAGGATGCAGCCGGTGAGTGGCAGGGAGCAGTAGTCAATGGGTCAATGCCAGCAGAAACTCCAGCACTGGATAGCCTAAGGAGACTCCGCAACGCTAACCCACAGTTAATCGGTGCGTTATACCCTGAGCAGGTAGAGCTGTTTAACACTATGGATATGATGGACAGAATGGGTATCGACACACAGGTTCTTATTGACTCTGACCGTTCTCAGCGTAGTCTCACCAAGGAACAGCGCGTAGAGGATGAGCGAGCTTTCGCAGCAGCCCTGAATGACTCAAGGGTTCCTGAGATTGCTTATATGCCTAACGAACTCCGTGACTCTGCCCTGAAGATTTATAACTCATGGAAGTACCGTACAGGGAACCCTAACGCAGCTATGGAGCAAGTCCAGAAATACCTCAGTGAGTCAACCACTACGTTCTCTAATGACAAGGCAGCGTCAGGTACTGTGGGAGTAATCCCTAAGTACATGCTTCAGGTTACTGATGACCCGGAGTCAGCCGAGCAGGGACAGGCTATCTTAGAGGATATCATTCAGAAGCGCATTGAGATGAACCCTTGGGTTTATAATGGTGTGCTGAATGTATCTACTCAAGGTGGGAACATCATCATTACGGATGCAACCGGTGACGGTGTGGCTCGTATGGTTCTGTCTCCTGAGGAATTACGTTCTGAGTACGAGTACATGATAATGAAACAACGGGAGACTGCCGAGAAAGAGGCTATCGAGAAGCTGACCAAGAGAGCGGATTCATCCGGTCTGACTGCGGGAGGTATTCAGAAAGCCCAATGGAGCATCCCTACTAAGAAATAACATTAGGAGGTAATCACTATGTCTCGTGGGACACGTAACAACAATATAGGTAATATCATGAAGTCCACAGACCAATGGGAGGGTCTGGTGGGGTATGACGAGGATGGTTACGCTATCTTTGATTCCCCTGAATCTGGTATTCGCGCCAAGGGACGGGTACTTATGACCTATGGCCGCAAAGGTTATAATACCTTACCGAAAATCTTTGAGCGATATGCACCTAAAGGTCACGGTAACAATGACCCTGCGGCTTATGCACAGTTCGTTGCCAACGAGACAGGTTTTGGCCTTAATGATGTTCTTGACTTAAACGACGAGAACACCTTAATGAAACTCGTACAGGCTATTGCTGTGCAGGAGAATGGACGCGAAGCTGTCAAACAGTACACCCCTGAGCAATACCTTGCCGGAGTCCAAGCGGCTCTGTCAGGGAGAGGTATCACCCCAAAGGGTAAACCTATTGCTTCAGAGGACAATCCCTTAGGACTTGGGGAACGTGAAGTTGCACCAACGGTAGGTACAGAACTTCCTGATGCAGTAGGTTTTAACACTAAGGGTGTCGAGCAGGCACCCAAACGTAAGTCCTACAGTCAAGAGTTTTTCGACTTTCATGGGGAGACTATCGACCAGAAGAATGATAAGTCTACATGGTTCGGATTCGGTGACGTAGTGGAGGCGGAGGCCAGTCAGTCCTTATTGGGCGTGGCTTTCCGTACCGCTAAGATGGAGAATGGTTTAGAGACCTTGGACTCCATGTTGACTCCTACCATGTTTAACCGCCATGAGTTTACGGAAGAAGAAATCGAACGGATTCGTAGAGAGGTTAAAGACCCAGCGTATTTTAATGCGGTAGGTGGAGCCACTCCAACGACTCTTGACAATGCAATCAAGTTGGCTAATGAGAACTATGAGGATGACAGGGCGAGAGCCACAGCGGGTGTTACTGCTAACTTGGCAGGTGGTGTGTTTGGAGCAGCCATTGACCCACTGTCTTATGTGCCTCTTGTCGGTATCTCCGGTAAGGGTCTCTCTCTGACCAACAAGGTTCTCCGCACAGCTCCTCAGGTTGCTGTAGCTTCCGGTGTCTCTGAGATGTATCTCAAGGGTATCAATGGTGGTGAAGCCCGCTACACTGAGGCCATGATTGGTGGTGCTCTCTTTGGTGGTGGGATGACTATGCTTTCTGATATGGTCGGTAAGGCTTTACGTAAAGGTAAGACTGAGCACGTTCCTCTTGATGAGGCTGGGAGCGTACCTAATGAGTTCGCCAATCAGTCAATGCGTCTTGAGGCTCGTGAGACTGCGCGGAATACTGGAGGCGATGACTTGTCGAAAGCACAGCCAGCAGACCGTGAGTTTGACATGGATGCAGCAGTACCATACGCAAAACACCCTACGGAAGACGGTGCGGTAATTCTTCAAGACCGCTCAGTAATCTCCGCAGAGAACCCACTGAACCCACAGACTCTTAAGGAGTTCCGTGAGATTAACCCTGAGTCAACCAAAGCGGCTCGTGGGGTAGACCTCGGAGGCTTCAGTGAGTTAGGATATAAGGTTCTCCGCTCAGAGAACGAAAAGGTTCGTGAGATAGGTTCAGACCTCGTGCGCTCTCCTACAGGGAACGTGGATGGTAGTAGCGGTAAGTTCGGAGCAACCTCAAGTGATATTCACATGTTGGAAACCTCCTTGGATAACCGTGACTATAATGCACTGTGGGATAGCATGAAGTTAGCCATGAAAGATGTGGAATGGACTGTAGGTGATGTGAAGTTCAGCAAGGACGCTATCAAACAGGAAATCTATCGTCGAGCTGTCACAGCGATTGAGCGCCCTGAGTTACAGGCCAATCTGACCAAAGCAGAGCATGACGTAATGACAATCCTTAAGGGTCATTTAGACCGTAAGCGTGAGTCTATGGAGAATCCAGCCAAGTACGGCGATATGCGAGCTAAAGGGTTCTTCCCTGAGAGCCGCCATAAAGGGACTTACTTTCCGCATGTCTACAGCCGGTCAGCCAAAGCAATGTACACTCAGGCTTTCGGTGGGGCGGATAACCTCCAGAAAGCTATTGCTCGTAGCTGGGAAGCTTCATACGCAGCACGTCCTGAAGTAAAAGCTCGTGTGGATGAGTACCTCAAAGAAGTTCACGGAGTGACAGAGGTAACACCGGAGATGGTCAGTAAGTATGCCAACGATAAAGCGTATGGTATCTCTCACTCAGACCAATTCCATGCAGAGTCAGTCCTAGAGGAAATAGCTCCGGACATCTCAGGGTTAGCTAACAACAAGTACCTTGAGGCTCGTAACCTTTTCGACTCTGACGTACCGGTGTTCATTGAGGGACAGCCATTCAAGGTTAATGACCTGAGGGAGTTTGATGCTTCCGTTATCCTCCCTGCGTATGACCGTCGAGTTAATGGTGACATTGCTATCATGGGCGGTACAGGGAAGACCACAAAGGAACTCGTGGAACACATAGGGAAGCTTAAGGAAGAAGCTAAGGCTACAGGGAAATCCGTCAAGGACGTAGAGTATCTGGAGGGAGCAGTTAAGATGCTCACCGGTCGTTCCCGCAGAGACCCTGAGGGCGGCTGGGAGACTATGGCTCGTGCAGTTCAGGACTTATCGTTCGTTGCGAAGAACGCCTACATGGGTGTTCAGAACTTCACGGAAATCGGTGGGATGCTCGCTAAAGGTAACACTCGTGCATTGCTTCACGGTATTCCTATGCTGAGAGATTTAGCTTTCAGGAAGAAGCCTGTCTCCGGTAAGGAAATCAAAGAGCTTCACTCAATGTTATTCGGCAAGGAGCTGGATGACACTATCAGACCTCGCCGTCAGGATATCATTCAGCGGCTGCGTGATGGTAGTGAGATGAGCAATACTATGGCTAACGTAGTGGGAACCGTTAAGTTTGGTACGGGTGAGTTAGCTCGTCGTAACCCATTCACCAAGATTCTGACCAACTCAACGAACTACCTACTGGATGCTGGCCGTCAGGGTGCTTTAGGTGATGTGGTGTCCTCAGTAATCTCAGGGAAGAAATCACGGTGGGGAGACCCAAGGTTCCTCAATGGAGCCTCCGTGAGTAAGGAGCAGTGGGAGGGAATCCAAGCGTTAATCCGTGAGAACATCTCTCGTGGCGATGACGGAAAGTTTGTCTTCAAGGATAAGAAGAAAATGCAGGACGACCCGAGGTCTATGGACTTATGGCGACTGATGGACAAGGTAGCCAGTGAGACATTACTGCGTACCACTAACATCTCCAGTGCAGATGCTAAGGCGCACAACGCATGGATGGGTATGCTGACACAGTTCAAGACTTTCACCTTACGTTCTCTCAACGGTAAGTTCGTCAGGAGCTTCCATGAGGCGACCAAGAATAAGAGAGCACTGGATGTGGCTTTCTCTTTCATTCTGTCTTCAGGATTAGCCGCTACGTATTATGTAGCTCAGGCTCACGTCAAGGCATTAGGTCTCCCTGAGAACGAACGTGATGGGTATCTCGCTCGGGCATTGAACCCTAAGATGATTGCCTATGCGTCAGCTTTCCGTAGCTCCCATTTAGGCGCACCTCTTTCTATGGCCGGTATGTTAGGCTCACTCGTAGGTTTCGATGACTACAAGTACATGCGCTCAACTATCAACCCTAAAGAGAGCTGGGAGAAACCTCAGGGTGCAATCCGTAAGGGACGTGCAGCGGATTGGTTCGTAGAGGGTATCGGTGGAGCAATCATGGAACAATCACCTCCTCTGAACTACTTAGCGAACGTAGCGGCAAGTGGGCGTAATGCTTACCTTGCAGCAACTGCTAAAGGTGTTCCTGAGCAGATGGATGCTATGACTGCCTTGATGAACTCTACCAAGGAGTTAGTACCTAACGACCCAATCACTCAGCAGCTCCTGATGCACATCTATGCGGAGCAGGGCATCTACATTAAGAAGTAATAACATTTGTGGCATTATAGGGAGAGGGATTTCCTTATGGTGCCACTATCTCACTACATTCTGACATTCACATTAACATAGGAGGTACTAATGGCAAATGTCATTAAGACAGTTATCACCTACCCACTCAATGGGTCGACACGAGACTTCCAGATTCCTTTTGAGTATCTGGCTCGTAAGTTCGTACAGGTAACTCTAATCGGGCGTGACCGTAAGTCTCTTGTAAACATTCAGGACTACCGGTTCACCTCAAAGACTCAGATTACCACTACCAAAACTTGGGGTGTCGGTGATGGGTATGAACTCATCGAACTCCGCCGGTTCACCTCAGCGACTGACCGTCTGGTTGATTTTGCTGATGGTTCTATCCTGCGAGCATATGACCTTAACGTGTCTCAAATCCAGACACTACACGTTGCTGAAGAAGCTCGTGACTTAACGGCTGATACTATTGGTGTTAACAATGAGGGTCATTTGGATGCTCGCGGTCGACGTATCGTTAACGTTGGCGACCCTGTGAATGCTCTTGATGCGGTTAACCTTAAGACTATCAAAGAGTGGAATGATGGTGCCTATCAGAGTTACCTGAGAGCCAAAGAGGAAGCTGAGAAAGCCGCGCGCAGTGCAACCGCAGCGAAGACCTCAGAGTCCAATTCCTATAGTCACATGACTCAGGCCGGTATCTCTGAGCAGCGCTCTAAAGCATCAGAGTCATCAGCGGAGAACTCAAAGAACGCAGCCGCAGCGTCAGCCCAATCAGCAGCCCAATCAGCAGGTTCGGCATCAAACTCCGCTCAGGAGGCAACTGGAGCTAAAGAGTATACCAAGCAGCAGGCAGACCGTTCCTACACTGAGGCTGAGAGAGCCAAAGGTTATGCAGACTCGATGGGTAATGCCGTTGATATTGGTAAAGTAATTACAGAAATAGACGAGCCTACAGGTAGGGTCACATGGAACGGTAGTCACTTCTATAAGTCAAAAGACGGCTCTAACACTTACTCAGAGTGGTCTTCCCCTAATGGCTATCAGAAAGCATGGTTAGGGGCATATGATGACGGTAGGGTTTTATTATCAGCCTTCCACTCTGAATATGGATGGTCTAACATAAGGATTCCAACTGGAGAGTCAGGCTCTATGGCTACCAAGGAGTGGGTAAACAAAATGGTGTACCTGCCTAACGATTCTGTTACTCGCCTTAAGTCCCCTAATGGTAGTTATGTTGTGCAGGTGGAGAACGGTGGTATCTATGGATTTAAAGATACCGTTAAGGATATCTATACGTTTGCCTTTAAGAGCGGGGAGCCATTCTTCTATGACACGTCTACAATAAACCTAAAAGGTAAAAATGACTGGCCGGGATTCTCGTTATACAGACCAAACGGGAGTTATGTACGTATGGAGGCCAATCCTGAGAACACAGAGGTATTATTTAACATTCTAGGTCGTAACGCCAGTGGTACTAATGCACATGGCTTTGCCATACCTACCGGTCACGGAACGGCTGCTACACGAGAATGGTCTAACTCACAATATGTCCGTAAGTCCCCCTCATATCGAAGAATCTGGACTGGTAAATTTACTAAAGGTGATACTATAACATTAAGTGAAAGTATTATCGGAAAGGTTATTGCTGTAAAAGCTTATGACCGTAACAGATGGGAAACAATCCATGTATTATGGGCTGGTTCTTGGGCTACAGGGGCTGGTAATTCAGTTAATATGTTCACCGTGTCATCCAATGGTAGAACATTGACTAGTGATTATGAAGCCAAGTATGGTTATTGGACAGAAATATGGGTAGTTGAATAATTGACTTATAAGGCCAAGGACGGCCTAACTTTAGGATAGGAGGCATAATGCTTAACTTTGATTTTAACAATGAGATTCTTAAAGCAGCGCCAATTGCAGGGGCTGTAGGAGCCGATGGAGTCGCTCGTCTCTTTTGGGGATTATCCCTTAACGAGTGGTTCTACGTTGCCGCTATCGCTTACACAGTGGTTCAGATTGGTGCCAAGGTAATCGATAAGGTAATTGACTATAAGAAAGCAAGTGGAGGGTTCCCTAATGTCAACAATGGATAATGACAACGGTCTGGCTAAACTTCTGGAGATGATTGACACTGAGTTAGCGAAGCAGCTTTTAGCTGACCTCAAGAACGATGAGCGCCGTAAGCCTCAACTCTACAGCGCAATCAACCAGTATCTTCTGAGACACAAGTTCCACCTCGCTAAGTTACAACCGGATGCTGACGTGTTGGGTGAACTTGGTGATGCCCTCGAGACCTATAAGGCTCAGTTCGGGGGTGGAGCTACCGAGGACGAAATCTATCGACACTGATAGTGGTATACTCAAGGCCATTACTATATGTAGTGGTCTTTATGGATAGCATTCACTACGAAATGGTAACGCTACGTGAAATGTAGAATAACAGGAGGGTAATTATGCTCGACTTTTTAAAGAGAATAGCCCCTTGGTTGGCCGCTATCATGCTTTACATGGCTGGCTATTCCTTAGGGTATGACAAAGCGGAAACTTACTACAAGGAGGTGATTCACAATGAGTACGTTACGAAACAGATTGCTACTCAAAGAACACAACAAGCAGTTGCGAAAGTCAGTAAAGAATACCAAGACACCCTTGCAGGTATTGAGGGGAGCACTGATAGGATTATTGCTGATTTGCGTAGCGACAATAAGCGGCTGCGCGTCAAGCTCAAGCCCCAAGCCGGAGTTGTCCGCAGTGACGGTGGATGCGAGTCTGCTAGTACCGGCGAACTTGACGAGTCAACTTCTAGACGTCTTATCGGAATCACCCAACGGGGAGATGCCCAAATAGAGGCTCTGATTAAGACCGTCAAGGAACTTCAAGCAGAACGGAATGTTAAATAATAAGGAGGTTTCATTGTCTAATGTACGGAAGCAGAACCAGAGTAACCTCAAGACACTTAAGGCTGACTTCATAGCCTTTCTGTTCGTCTTATGGAAAGCATTGAACCTACCGCCACCTACACGGTGTCAGATTGATATGGCTCGCACAGTAGCGAACCCTAAGAACAAGAAGTTTATTCTTCAGGCTTTCCGAGGAATCGGTAAGTCGTTCATCCTCTGCGCCTACGTAGTGTGGCTCCTATGGAATAACCCACAGCTTAAGGTGCTCATTGTCTCAGCATCAAAGGAACGTGCAGACGCTAACAGTATATTCATAAAGAATATCATAGACCTACTACCGTTCCTCTCTGAGATGAAACCGAGACCCGGACAGCGTGACTCCGTAATCAGCTTTGATGTAGGATTAGCTACACCAGACCACTCTCCGTCAGTTAAGTCTGTAGGTATCACCGGTCAGTTAACAGGTAGCCGTGCAGATATCATCTTAGCGGATGACGTAGAGATTCCATCTAACAGCGCCACTCAAAGTACCCGAGAGAAACTGTGGACACTCGTGCAGGAGTTCGCAGCGTTATTGAAACCTCTGGACACCTCAAGGGTAATTTACCTTGGGACTCCTCAGACCGAAATGACTCTGTACAAGGAGCTTGAGGATAACCGTGGGTATACTACTATTATCTGGCCTGCGTATTACCCAAGGTCTAAAGAGGAGGCTATGCACTACGGTGACAGGCTTGCTCCTATGCTAAGGGATGAGTACCTTGAGTCACCAGAACTCCTCGCAGGACAACCTACAGACCCTGTACGGTTCGATAAGGAAGACTTACTGGAGCGTGAGCTAGAGTATGGAAAGGCTGGCTTCACATTACAGTTCATGCTTAACCCTAACCTCAGTGATTCCGAGAAGTACCCTTTACGCATCCGTGATGCCATTGTGTGCCCTTGTGATACTGAGTACGCTCCATTGTCTTACCAGTGGCTTCCAAACGCTCAGAACAAGCGTCAGGACTTACCTAACGTTGGTCTTAAGGGTGATGACATTCATGGATTCCATACAGCGTCCGATAAGACTGCCCCTTATGCTGAGAGACTCTTGGTGATTGACCCTAGTGGGCGCGGTAAGGATGAGACCGGCTATGCGGTACTCTTTGCTCTCAACGGGTACATCTACCTGATGGAAGCTGGAGGCATGCGTGATGGCTATTCCGATAAGACACTTGAGGCTCTCGCTAAGATAGCCAAAAGGTGGCGTGTGAATACCGTTGTGTTCGAGTCTAACTTTGGTGATGGTATGTTCGGTAAGGTGTTCGCTCCGGTGCTCCTGAAGCATCATCAGTGCGCTATGGAGGAGATTCGCGCTAAGGGTCAGAAAGAAGTTCGTATCTGCGATACCTTAGAGCCAGTCCTACAGACTCACCGCCTCATCATCAAGGATAACGTCTTCACGGATGATTACCAGTCAGCTCGTGACCATGAGGGTAAACATAACGTCCAGTATAGCCTATTCTATCAGATGACCCGTATGGCTCGTGAGAGAGGCGCTGTGGCACACGATGACCGACTTGATGCTCTGGCATTGGGTGTGGAGTTCCTCAAGGGCTGGATGGAATTAGATAGCACTAAGAACGAGTCTGAGATGATATCCGCCTTTATCGAGGAGCACATGAACAAAGAGACTATATCTATGGCTAATGTCCATACGATGGTTACTGGTGGGATGCACATCTACTATGAGGATGATGACCTGATGGGTAGCAAGTTTATTCAGTTCTAGTGCATACTTAACGTTAATAACTCACTGAAATCACTTTAGGAAATCCCTTAGGTTTCAGTGGGTTATACATTTGTGGCATTATAGGGGATAGGGGACATAAGGTTACTACTTAAAGCTATTCATATTGAATATGCATATGAGTGAATATTCACCTGAGACCCTAATCACTACCTTAAGGTTACTTCTTAGAGTTGCCTTAGAGATAGTGGTTATTATATTAATATTACCACTCTACCTAAAGGAGAACATTGAGACATCACAAGGAGGTACTGCATGTTACAGGGAGTAAAGAGCTTCACCAAGAGACTACTCTCTAGTAAACTGCTTAGAGGGTTTCTCTATGTATCTTGTCCTACCGTTACTCGTCCATTGGTTACTGACTGATGGTCGGTACTCTTGGTTAGCTGTGACGTTATACTTATTGATGACCCTGCGCTTCCTGCTATGAGACAGGTCAAAGTGGTTAAGCCACAAGGGTCATTCGTAGGTAATGATTACATCATACCATACTCATGACCGTATAGGGAAGCCTTAGAGAGCATTAACTTTAAGATAGGGCTACCCTATAGTTACATGCTCAATAGGGTCTCCTAGGGTCTTACAGCTACCTACAGTAGCACCTTAGGTGATGTGGCTACATTAGGGTGGTCATTAGGGTAGTTAACCTTAGGAGAGCGAAGCTCTTTAGGGTTGTAATTCCTACAGAAAAATCTGAAAGGGTATCTCAATAGGAGAAACCCCAAGTTACCCCCATAGGGTATCACCTCAAGCAACCATTAGGCACTGCCCCACCTTAGGATTGAACCTTAGGATTGAACCTTAGGGCACCTACAGTTTACCTCAAGGATAACCTCAAGTCAATACCTTTTGTTATCGATAGGTGAAACCTTGGGTTATGGGAGTATTCATTGGGATATCCTATTGTTTATCTATATGTTTCACTA